GATGAGCCTGTAAATAGTGCAGATGATTGAAAAATAGTTGATAACATAACTAATAAAGAAGTTGTCATAATTAAATAACGTTCTGTTCTATCTTGTTCATCTTTTGGAACATATGTTGGAATCCACCAATATATTCCACTTATGACAACAGCAATAATAAATGCAAATATAAAAATATAGATTAGATTAATATAATTAAAATTAATACTATAAATATTTAATAATAAAGATATAACTGAAGATACTAATGACACTATATGACTAACATTACTTTGTTGATTTTTATCTACAAGTTCTGGAATAATAGCATAATATAGTACCGTAGTACTACATAAGTTTATAAGGGAAACAACCTTATAGTAATCCATTATTTTAAGCGTATAAATTAGATTAATCTTTATAAAATTTAAACATAATGGAACCTTGGTATCCTTATGTGATCGGAGCTACCGCTTTCTTCTATATTCATTCATTTAATCGAATTGCAAAACTATACTTTGAAAGTCAAAAAACACTTTCGTGGAATGAATTATTCACGAAAGTGATTCCTATTAACCCATCTGGGAATTGAACCCAGGATCTCCTGCTTAGAAGGCAGGCGCGTTATCCACTACGCTAATGGATCAGAATACACCAAACGGGAATCGAACCCGTGTTGAGAGTTTGGAAAACTCTTATTCTACCACTGAATTATTGATGTTGTGCCCTTCGGTGAAGAAGAGCGATAGTAGCGGTGGGACTCGAACCCACGCGTATTTCTACAGAGGCTCTTAAGGCCACCCCGTTAACCACTCCGGCACGCTACTAACCTATATTATTTATGTTTTATGTAAACCCGTTTCCTACGGGTTTTTCTATTTTTCGAAGGTTTCGGCTTCCAATGAATATAACTTTTATTAGTCGTAGCCCATAAATGAGGTTTACATTTCTGACAATCACCAACATCTGGTGAACAACAGAACATTTGTTATAGTTGAAAGCGTTTTTTAAAGTCAGATAACGATGACTTAAAAGACGGCTTATTCCATAATACCCATCTTGATAATGCACCCGGAGTATCTGGTTGGTTCCAATGCTCTCCCATTCCAGAATGTCTCTTTAGATAGAGCGATCTTCTGCGAGTATCTTTATGTTTAGTAAAATCAGACATCCCTCTAGCTCCAAATGGAACTATCTTTTCCTTACCATTTTTCTCGAATACCGCATCCCATTTCTTTTCTTTTTTATGAGATCTACGAATTGTTTTAAGTCGTAACTTTGACATCTTATTATTCTGCGTGAAAAAGCAAATGGATAAGTGGTATGAAATAGTTGGAAATTTAAGAGATGAGAGTGAAGACTCTTATAAAACACAGCAGTTTGTTTATCAAGTATTCCGCGAATTATCAAAGGCTAAAATTAAGGATAAGGGGAAATTCAAGAATCGTATGGGTCCGGAATTTGAACAGTGGTCGTCTCGTTTAATAGATCATTATTCGAACGAACTCGTGATAGAAATATTAAGTGATGATGAATTTTGGTTAGAGACATTACTTATTACTCAAAGTATTTGATATATTCTGTATGATATTCTACAGACTTTTTCTCTAATATATCTTGATTATCAGTTATTTTTTTCAAAATAAACTAAATCATGTTGCTTATGTTTCAATTTGTCTGTGTTCATTTTTGTACTCGTTTGAATAAATCCCATTAATCGAGGCATTTATTTATAAGATTGGGTAAAACGGAACAATCTAAACACATTACTTATAATAACAAGAATGGGAGATACAATCATTGGAGTTCAATTTGGCATCGCCAACCCTGAAGAAATCCTATCACGAAGTGTAGTAGAAGTAATAACAGACAAAACATATCAAGCTCAACAACCTGTAGCCGGTGGTGTATTTGATAGTCGTTTTGGTGTTATAGAAAACGGGAAGATATGTCCAACATGTAAACAAACAAATCTATTGTGTCCTGGTCATTTTGGACATATTAGTCTAGCACGCCCAGTATATCTATATCAATTTCTTGATACAGTACAGAAAATTATACAAAACGTCTGTTTAACATGTAGCAATCCTTATCTTCCTGACGAGGAACTTGAAAAAATAGAAAAGACTCAAGTTGGTATGGATCGTTTTAACGCAGTACGCGAACGTACAGCAGGATATAAGACAAAGGAGTTAAAAAATGCATCTGCGTGTATGCATTGTGAATCACCTCTTGTTAAAAAAGTTGAAAAGGTAGATGGTACAGTAGCTACTCTAGAGGCTGTAACTTATGACGATGAAGCAGATAAAATTCCTCTTCAGCCAGAGATGGCATTACGTTGTTTTCAAAGGATGTCTGATCGTCATATTGAACTACTTGGATTCAATCCTAAGTTCAGTCGACCTGATTGGATGATATGTACAGTTCTAGCAGTTCCACCTTTAACTGTTCGTCCATCGGTTGTTATGGATGATAACCAACGCATGGAGGATGATTTGACACACAAGTTAATTGACATCGTAAGGAATAATCAACGCCTCCGAGACAAAATTGATAAAGGTGATTCAGCTGATGTTGTTGATAAATATACAGATATTTTACAATTTGATGTTGCAACATATGTTGATAACGATATTAAGGGACTTCCGCCCGCCGCACAAAGATCTGGTCGTCCGCTCAAGACATTAAAGTCACGTCTTGGCGCTAAAACTGGTAGAGTTCGTGGTAACTTAATGGGTAAGCGCGTAGATTTCTCAGCACGTTCTGTTATTACTCCAGATGCAAATATTGATGTAGATGAGTTAGGAGTTCCAGAAGAGATTGCGATGAATCTAACATTCCCCGAAATCGTAACATTATATAACCGCGATCGTCTAATGTCTTATATTCCTAAAGGACGATCAGCGACCAATTTCACTAAAATTTGTTAATCCGGAAATGATAGATCTTAAAGATGGAGATATTGTGCATCGTCATTTAATTGATGGGGATGTAGTTCTATTTAACCGTCAACCGTCTCTGCATAAGGGATCTATGGAATGCCATCGGGTACGAGTACTTCCTTACTCAACATTCAGACTGAATGTTTCAGCTACAAAACCTTATAATGCCGATTTTGATGGTGATGAAATGAATATGCACGTTCCTCAAAGTATCGCATCTGCTACAGAAATTAAGTATCTTGCTAGCGTTCTTCGTCAGATTGTATCTCCTCGTACAAATGCGGCTATTATTAGTGTATTTCAGGATACACAAACAGGTATTTATCGTCTGTCACAACCAACTGTTCGCGTTCCTGAGCATATTGCAATGAATATTCTAGCTAGAATGAAAAAACCATTATCTACATATATTCGACAAAATAAAGATTTAAGTGGTCAAGATATTATCTCTAGCACATTACCAGCTATTGATTTTGCAGGTAAGGTAACTGTAAAGAACGGTAAACTTATAAAGGGTATTTTAAACAAAGGAGCATTTGCGTCTACAACAGAAGGATTAGTACATATGATTTATTCCGATTTTGGTCCAGAACGAGCAGGTCAATTTATTAATGATATCCAAAACATTGTAACAAAATATAATCTATTTACTGGATTCTCAGTAGGACCTTCGGATCTTGCTACAAACAAGGAAACAGATGATATTATCAAGAAAACACTTGCAGATGGACGACAAAAAGTATCCGATATTCTATCAGATGTTCATGCTGGTAAGTTTCTGAATGGAAGTGGACGCCCTGATGGGGAAGAGCTAGAGAATCAAATTCTAAATGCTCTGAAGTCTGTTGCATCTACTATTGGTGATGAATCGATGAAAAGTCTTCCTAAGACGAATCGCATGGTTCAAATGGTAGATTCTGGTGCAAAAGGATCTGCACTAAACATTACTCAGATGCTTGGATTACTTGCACAACAACAAGTAGCAGGTAAGCGTATTCAGTTCAGTCTACAAGATCGTACACTTCCTCACTTTACAAAGTTTGACGATGGTATGGAATCTCGTGGTTTTGTAGAGAATAGTTTTATTAGTGGATTACGTCCTGCAGAGTTCTTCTTCCATGCTATGGGAGGTCGTGAAGGTCTCATTGATACTGCAGTGAAGACTTCAGATTCAGGTTATATTCAGCGTCGTTTAGTGAAGACGATGGAAGATCTTCATGTAGAATATGACGGAACTGTCCGAAACGTAAATGGTTCAATTTTCCAGCATCATTATGGTGGAGATGGTATTGATACTGTTTCTGTTGAGAATCAACCAATTGAACTTGCAGTTATGTCAATGGAACAGATATATCAGGAGTTCGGTGCGTCAATAGATGACTTTAGCGCCGTTATTAATGGAGATGTAGGTGAAAATCCTCCTGATTTAGTTGAGCAGTTACTACGCGATCGTGATGTCTTAGTAAAAGATGTCTTCCGATTCAAGAAAGGTTCTAGTGTTATGAGTCCTGTTCCTCTAAAGCGGATTATGGAAAAGTATAATAACCCATTTGCAACAAAGACCGACCTAACTCCTGCTTATGTTGTACAGGAAATTTCGACATTATGTCAACAACCGTGGATATCGCATAATAAGTTATTCCATATTCTATTACGATATTACACAGCACCAAAGAAGGTTATTATCAAATACAGATTAAGCAAAGCAATGTTTGATGAGCTTCTAACTGATATTAGATTTCGATATATTAAGGCAAGAGTACATCCTGGTGAAATGGTTGGCACACTTGCTGCACAATCTATTGGTGAACCTACTACTCAGCTTACTTTAAATACATTTCATTCTGCGGGAACAGCTAAAGCAAACGCCACAGCAGGTGTGCCTCGTATTGTTGAACTTCTTGGTGCATCTCATAATCCTAAGAATCCTGCTAATGTAATCTATCTAGATACAAGTATATCTGGATCACAAGTAGCAGCAATTTCTAAAATGAAAGATATTCAAAAAACTACTCTTCGCGATATTACGACATCTGTTAGAATATACCATGATCCTAACCCATTATCATCAAATACTGCCGTTCAAGAAGATCGTGAAATTCTTCAGACATATGAGAAATTTTCTGTAACTCAAGGGAATACTTGTATATCGCCTTGGATTATGCGTCTTGAGCTTGATCCTATGGAAATGGCTGCTCGACAGATTATTGACATGACATTGATCCAAACAAAGATTGAAAATAATAAGTCTCTTCGCGTATTTAGTTGTGTACATACTGACACTAACACTCCTGGAAAAATGGTTCTACGTATTGTCTTTGGAGCTGATATGGCAAAGAATGCGTTATCTCTTCGTTTCATTGAGGATAAGTTGTTAGATACTGTTCTTCGTGGTGTTGAAGGTATTGGACGTGTTTATGTTCGTGAAGTAAGCGATGAACTTATATATGATGAGAAGGTAGGCGGATATATTCCTCATAAGCAATATGTGTTAGATGCCGAAGGTACAAATCTTCTTGATCTTGCAACTGTTCCTGGTGTTGATCCTATGCGTAATTTTACAAATGATGTTCATGAAGTTATGGAAGTATTTGGAATTGAAACAGCACGTATATCATTATATGATGAGTTTATGGAAGTATTTAAGTCTGGTGGTGAAGCTGTGAATTATCGCCATATGATCACTCTAGTTGATACCATGACTTATCTAGGTCGAATTATGGAAGCTAATCGATTTGGTATGAACAAAGGTGAAGCAGGAGTTCTTGCTAAGTCATCTTTCGAAGAGACTTCTAAGATTCTCTTTAATGCTGCTCTATCAGCAGATTTTGATAATATGAAAGGTGTATCTGCAAATATCATGTTTGGTCAGAAGCCCCCATGTGGTACTGGTTTTGTAGATATTTTAGTAGATGAGACCAAGCTTCCTGATGGTACAGAGGAAGATTTATCAGTATTCGAAGCAGATCTAGCTGCAGCAAATGCTAGAGTAGAAGCTGAATATCGTAAAGATTCAGAACAAGGTGGTGTTCAAATGTCAGATATTGCTATGGACTGGTAAAACGGATTTATGTAATATAAAATTATATAACACTCATTAAATGATGTACATTTCAAAAAAATATCGTAAAAATACAAATGATGAAATAATTAATTTAGTAATGTCAACTGATAAAGACAATTTAAAGTGGTATGATATTCTAATGATTGATTATTTCTATCACAATCATGAGAATAATTATGATGGTGGTCTTTCTTTCTTTGATAGATTATATGAAAAACTTAAAGGGTTTCATCCTGATTGGGATGTAGAAGGTCTAAAACAAATTGTTAGAGACTCAAAAAAACCTATATCTGTTTATGAAGATATTGTTAAATATCTTTTGGATGATCCTCACGATATCTTCTATTATGGTATATAGTTCACCAGCTCCAAGATCCACCAAATCCGCTTTGATACAAAGCTAATGATTTAGGATACTTTTTATGTAAACAATCATGAAGTAATTTATCTTCTTGTGTAACACACTGGTTAGGCTTTCCTGCTCTATATTCTGAATCATTCACCATAAATGGATAGATTTTTTCAGTTTTAATTATATGAATTTTATCGCCATTTTTCATTCCACTACGGAAATAATAAGGTCCAGTTGTGCGATTAATATAGACACTTTCAAAATTAATTGAATCTAAACTGTCTTTCAATAAAAGACGTTTTAGGATTAAACATCCAGGAACACAAGCAAAGAACCCATTAGACATATAGTTTTTATCACCAGATCCTTTACATTTTAGTTTACATGGATCTTCATTCGCAACTATAATTTCATAACCCATATTTGAACGTTCTTTAATATAGTTACAAAATTCATCTCCAATCTCAAAAAGAGAGTCTAGATATATACCACCAAAGCGATGAAGTATTTCATAACGAGCAAGATCGGCTACTTGCGCAAATCGTGATTGATCTAATTCTTCCCCTTTTTTAATTGCGTATTGCATATATTTCCATGTAATTGGTAATGTTTCTTCTTTCATATCATCATTCGTCCATAACTTGTAGACGAATCCATTTCTATTGGCAACGTCCTTAAGATTATTCATTAGATTGTATCGTGTGGTACTGCTGTCAAGTGGCTTACCAAACCATATCTGATGTATTACAGGTGGAATCTTGCGTTCAACATTAACATATATTGTTTCATTAAAAAAATGTTCACGTTCTAATATTTTTAATTTACTACCTTTTTTCTCGTATAGTTGCTTACAAATTGATTGAGTAGCTGCGTAATATTGCAAAAGATTGCGTTTATGTTCTAGTGTAGTAGATTTTAGTCTTTCTCCAACCTGAAATGTTTTAGCAAATGGCATGTATTTCATAACAAGTTGATTGACTTTCTTATGATGTTCATGACCATATTCGCCTGTAACATTATGAGTTAATACTAACTTCCATGTATGATTTGATAAAGATTGAATACCTTTCTCAAATAAACTTCCATCATAAAGTTGGTTTGCCTTTATAGGATCTTCAGTATACTCATCTGGAATATCGTACATAACATATTTTGTTACGTTAGCAAGTGACATTGTTTTGTAAAATTCTCTTGAGCGTACAGGATGATTTGCGTGTGTTGAGCACACTACAAACCAACCCGGTTGTAATAATAAATTTATTCCTCCCCATAATACTTCATCATCTGGATGAGCAATTATAAGAAGCTTATCTACTTCCATTATTTAGTTCATTTATTTACTTTTAGTTTAGTTTGAGTATGCAAGACCACCCATACCACTCATTACACGAAGAATGTTATAATTTACAGCATATACCCGAATATCAATCGTTTCGTCAGAATCAGGATTCAAGTGAGCATCACCTTTAATATTGAAAACAAGTGTAGCTGTATCAATTCTAGAAAAATTACATGTTCCTGAAGGCTGATGTTCTTCGGGTTTAATAGCGAATGAATACATGTAAATACCAGTCGAGCTTAATTCAAGTCCAGTTGTAAGATTATTTAAGTAGGAGAGATAATCACTGCCGGGTAATGCAGGTCCAGTATGATGTTGGTATGGCTGAACATCTGAAAAATATTTGCCATTTTGAACTCCCATACGTTCTTGACCATTTAATTGAAGTAGACATGAGTCAATGACACTGTCATACGAATACATGAGATCTGCTAGATAATGTGGTGGAGAATTCAGTAAATTGAAACGATCATAAAAGGGATACTTACATTGTGTTTTACCGGTCTGTTGTGTAACCCAAATGAGTTCTTTTACAGGATGATTAAATGTAAGATCTACACGATTATTGAATGAAGATAATCCTTTACTTTCATTAAACTGAAGTTGTTCAATCAAATATTCATGTGATTCTTGTGCCATGCGACGACGTTCTTCTACATCAAGATATATATAGTCTACAACAAGATTAGCTTGTACAAGTTCTTTTACTGTTGATGCATTAACTGTTCCAAAAGATGCAGTCTCCAATAAACATTCAACTTTATTCCAAACAACATTAATTTTTACTTCATGATACTGAAGAGCAATAAGTGGAAGTGCTGCTCCAGGATTGCGACAGAAAAAGAAATTTAATGGTACATAAACTGGCTCAACTGAATTAGTTCTACCATTAACACATGTTGTTTCATTTACCGAAGTAGATAGTAAATTAACATAATTCATAAGCTTTGTACCTGAATTAGTTAATCCAGCCCAAATGTTCATGAACTCCATATATTGTCTATCAATAATCTGACCACCAATATCAAGTTCAACATACTTAATAGCATTTGCACCAATTCCTCTTCGCCAGTCTACAGGATCTCCACTAGTATCGAGTAACTGTGGAAATACCATCTCAATATATGACGGTCCGATTAGATCAGCATGCCGACCTAGAACAGCCGAACCTTTAGTACCCCACGCAGCTTGCCCATTAAAATTCACACGTACAGGTTCCATCGCGAAATTAGTATGACGCTTATACAACCCTCTCCAAAAAGTGATTTGAGGATTACCAGATAGATACGCATCTTGAGCGCCATAGGCGACTAGTTGTAATAAACCACCACCCATTTGTCTTTATATGTTACTTATAATCAATTTTTTTGTAGATAGTTAACTTACTTGCGACGACGTTGGGTCTTTCGTCCACCACGACGTTTCTTTCCTGCTCCTTCCGCAACTACAGGCATATCAGGGACATCAGAAACAGTCGCCTCCTCTTTCTCTTCTCCACCCTTATGTTTCTTATAAGACTTCTTGGCAGTTTTAAGAACATGCGAAAACCATTTCTTACCCATTGAAGCCTTTTCACTCTTCATCTGTTTCATTGTAGCCTTAACATGAGATAACCACTTCGTCATTTTGTTTTAACGCATACATTTTATCATACTGTTGCTGTATATATTGGTGATGTATGTCTTAGAGGCTGAAATGATACAGCTGGATCCGGCATAGTTGGTTTTTTGTATTTTTTGGGCTTGAGAGGTCGAAGTGCAGCCGGTTTAAGAACAATACTATTCTCCTGGAATTCTCCAATATAAAGTTCCATCATACTGTCTATTGACCCATAGTTCATCATAATCCATTGGCATCCAAATGTAAATAATATTTGAGGATTATTATTAACTAAATCTTCACCAATATCTGGTACAACCATCGTAATATTATTACGATTGTAATTTATTAGTTCATCTTGATCATGTGGTTGAGATGCTTGCGTGTATGTCATTCTACGAAGATGTGATGTTGACCATGAAAGATTAACTAATTCTTCCATAAGACTTCCTTTCATTGCACCACCGGATACTATAATTAACTTGTTTTGGAGATTACATATAGGTTCTACTGCTAAGTTTTTACGTTGATAACTATATGTTGAATCTAACATGTGAGATCTGCATGTAGTCTTTAGTATCTCTGCTGCAGCATTTATTGTTTTTGTTTTATTAGTATGGAAAACCAAACTTAATACAAATGGATCAGATGATACAGGAGAGTTAATACTATTAAAAGCATTATTTGCAATAGATACACAACACGCTTCCAATGAAACCGTATTGTATGCATAATCTACTCCTAATTTCTGGTTTTTCAAACCAACTACTGGTTTATCATGGATGTCTGAATAGATATCAAGTTCAACCAATCTAACACCTGCCTTGATTGCTAATGGCAGAATGCTGTCGCTAACATAATCATATACTTCTGATCCAGGAAATACAGAATATGATGACGAAGCCATATAAAAATCAGATAATCGATATTGTTGTGGCTGAGGGCATCCTAGAGGTGCTAATTTGGTCACCTTAGAATATGTTGAAAAAATAGGTTTAGCTTTCACCAAAGCTTGTGTATCTGATGGTGTAAATGACAGCCATAAGAAATAACCAAGAGCAATAATTCCTACTGCTAGGATACCATACTGGACACTAGGTGGAACATTTTGTTTTATCCAATCCATTACTTCTTACCAATACTATATAGCACGCCACGAAAACTTCTCACAACAGCATCCGGAACTTTTTTCTCCATTGGGACACCTGCTAAGCAACAAAAATGATAATAAAGACAGTACATGCCACATTCGGAATTCTCATATTGATGTTGAGTAGTATTATATGTCAATTCCATTGGTTTAGAATGTATGTTAGTATTATCCCACTCTTCTTTCCATCGTTCCATAAGACGAATGATTTCTTTTTCAGGTTTATTTGCATATGAATCAAAATATGCCATACGAGGATACTCGTATTTAGGATTTACATCTGCAAATATTGCAAACCAATGTTGACCAGGACCAGTACTCACATCAGTATTAAATACAATACCTACTCGTCTAGTTCCATTATTATATAAATCTTTCAATTTGATTGAACATAATGCATCAACAAGACATTTACCTGTACTAGACTTTTTATCAAAATCAATTGGTATTGTTCCAAGATAAGTATATCTAGCAAAGGTACGCATAAACTCTTTTTCTACTGCATCGATATCTAATGATGATAACCATTCTTCTGGATTTGTTTTCCAACTATCAGGAGCTTTTTGTTTCCTAATTAGATGGGCAGCTATACATTCCGCTGTTCTAGATGAACATTTTTTGTGTAATCTATTGGTAATATCGGCCCATACCTTCTTTAGAGTACCACTTTTAATAGGCATTTCAGAAGGATGTTCTTCATTATACACCTTTCTGAGTTTTTCAACTTCTTCTTCATCCATTATCTTGAAAACGGATTATGTTATTTGCATATTAGACTATATTAACTGAAATGTCAACCGAAGCAATCAATGATCTAAAGCGATGTGTCAAGCAATACCGAGATGTAGATAATGAAATCCGATTACTTAATAAGCAAGTTTATGATAAGCGTGAGACTCGAAAGATAGTAGAGATGGAGATGTGTGATTTAATTAAGCTTCCACAGTTTAATTCAGTGGATAAACTCAAGATTGATGACGATGGATCTTGTATTAAAATTCAGCGTCCTGAAACATATGCAAAAGCATGGAGCCTTTCTAAAAAGGAATTAGAAGTATTGGTTGGAGCATATTTTCAATCGACTAATAGTTATTCTCCATCTGAATGTGTAAATTTCATTGTTGAACAACGTAAGCGTGCTCTTGTTAGTAAAGAATTTGAATTCAGTCGTATTGTTAAGGAAGAAGATTGATAATTTACTGTCTATAAATATCAATGGATGAACTAGATCAGGAAGATATTGATGCTGCTATGACATTAATGTTAATGAAACAGGATGACATTAATGCATTAGAAGCAGCTGCCCTAACAATTCTAAACTTAAATAAATTAGATGTTTCTGATGAAAACTTAAAAAAAGTATTGGAAAACACTGATTTTAAGAAATCCGAAGAGAATGCTAAACTTTTTGCTTTATATGGCATTATTCCTGAAGTTGAAATTGTTAATGAAATAAGTCCACGAGACGATACAAAACGCAAACGGGAAGATGATGAACTACCTAGATCATCAAGAGCTAGAACATCAACTCCAAAAATGTTAGAATATAAATCTCCAACACCTAAATCATTTGCTGCTCAACAAAGAGAAGAAAGGGCTGTAAAAGATGCTCTTATAGCAGAAAGATCAGTTAGATTAGCAGATATTGGTGTTAGTAAACAATTTGTAGATAAAGAATACAGTGAGTTAGACCCTTACCTAAAAGGACTGGATGTATGTCAGCCTAGAATGGCATCTGAATTTATGAAAGCGTTATTTCCTACAAAGGCTGTAATTGTATGGAAAGAAGTATTACGTAAGAACTGTAGAGATATTTATGAACCTGGTAGTATTGAAGCACAATGTAATAATACGATTGGAAAAGTACGAGATGAAGATAGATGTTATATTTGTGGATTTGATTTTGATGAAAAAATTGAAGGATTACAACCAACATGCGAACATATTTTACCAATTATTCAAGCTATATTCTTTTTAGATCTTTATCGGTCATCTGAAAAAGGAAAACATACTCCTGAACAGATGGATATTTTGCGTAAAGAATATGCTTGGGCACATAGATGTTGTAATTATGTAAAAGGTGATGATTCATTTTTAGTTACTAAACTTAATAGAGTAACTAATTTTCCAAGATGGGATTTTGGTGTTAATCAGACAACAAGAGTGTTAAGTAATATTCATAAAACATATAAATATGAAGGCACATCAGCTATTCAAGCATTAATAGCAACTAAAGGTTATGATAATTGGTTACGCGAACGTTTAGATTACATAAAAACTCAAAAGATCGATAATATCGTTAACTTTATTGATAATAAAGGAATGGGAGGTACCGTTATAATGATTGGATTTGGAAATTGTGTTGATGCTTCAAAAATGAATGATGATTTCAAAGAAATCTTACAGAAAATTGAAAGAGGTGAAGATGTATCTGATATTCAATCTACTAAAAAAGCAAGACGAATGGTTATGGGTGGTAAAACTTTCAGACGTAGAAATAATGGCAAGCTTTCTACAAGCAGCAAAAGACGCGGCCAAAAAGGCAGTAATTGAAAAATTACCTGGACTTATTGAAGAGAATGAAGAGATGATAACAACTAATCTTAAAGGTGCCTTATTAAAAATGCAACCAAATGAAGCTGCAGTATTTTTACAGCATTGGCAAAAATTAGATGAGGTTGTTCAAGATACATTGAAAATACACTCGATTGATATAGGAGGTAAAAAACGAACCAAGAAAACTAAAAGAGTAATACGTCATAAGAAAAAATGAGCACAATACCAATTTTGTATAATCCATACAACTCGAAAAATCGCTTGTTTACCAGTACGGATATACAAGCGATACTTTTGAAACATAAGTGTAAATTTACAATTCAGAATGCAGAGATGTTTCAGACCGCAATGGTACATTCATCATACGTAAAACGATTAGAATACACAACGCCAACGGGAGAGATAACAACTCTGGCACCAAAACCAGTAAATGCTTTAGAATTATTTGATCAGTCATATGAAACTCTTGAACATTTAGGAGATTCAATTCTTGGAGCAACTGTATCAACATATCTTCTTAAACGCTTTCCAGAAGAAAACGAAGGATTTCTGACCGATTTAAAGAAAGATATTGTCTGTAACGAAATGCTTGGAAGTCTTAGTCTAAAAATTGGATTAGATCAATTCTATATCATATCAAGACATAACGAGGATGTATGTAATGGACGTATTAATCCTAAAAAACTAGGAGATATTCTTGAAGCATTTATTGGTGCATTATGGACAGATTGTGATAATAATTTTCAAATAGTTTCGTCTTTTATTGTATCATTAATTGAGTCATACATTAATATTCCAAAACTTCTAATGAATAATAAAAATTTCAAAGAACAACTTCAGAAATTTTATCAGGGTAAGTTTCATTTTACCCCCAAGTATGTTATGCTTTCATCCGCTGCAAACACATATACAATGGCTGCGGTAGATGAATCTGGAAATCATTTGGGTATCGGTAGTGCGATAACAAAAAAACAAGCAGAACAGTTTGCTGCTAAAAATGCATTAACTAGACTCACATAGCAATTCCAACAACTTTCTTCTCACGCGGAAGTCGCCTAATAAGTAGCTCTTTTTGCATACCGCCTACAGACATATCTTCCGCTCCTTCAGGAATACCTTCTATTGCACGGAGTACTTCGGAAACACGTTGTGGTTGATCTGAAAACTGTAAAAGAAGTTGAGTACGAATTAAACTACGTCTAAGAGGTGGGCGTGACGTACGAACACTTCGAGAAATATTTCCAACTCCAGAACCCTCTAATGCAAAATTATCAACTTGATTATCACGCATAAACTCTAAAATTTTAACAGAATTAGATGATTTTTTGTTTTTTATTTCTTTAATTTGTTCACGTAATCTTCTTTCTTGATCATCAAGAAAAATCCATTCCTTCAATGTATCCTTAATTTGTTGCGCGTTGTCTTCTTCCGCCATTTGTGTATTTTATTCTTGATAGTTGAAAGTCTCTTTCCCCCAATATCTATTTCACTTTTAATCTTATTATGATATTCTGTCATATATGGAATTACTTCTGCTATAGTTTCATGATTTTTTAATGTATCTGCCATACGTTCTGCTTGGATCATTCCTTTATTAAGAATAATTCCAAGACCAGGTACCCAATTAGCAAGATGAGCAACCGCTCCTCCAATATCACCTTCAATTGTGGAAAGTGTACTTACTAGTCCAACTACAACAGCAGTAAATGGTGCAACAACTGCTGCTCCAACAGGTCCAGCAGCCATTTCACCAAGTCCATTTGCAGTTGTGACTCCTAATTCAGTACCTCCATGTATTGCTTCTAGAGCAAGATCTGAAAATGGTATATTATCCTTTAATGTATTAACAGTATCAGTAAGTGTATTATAAACTGAAGTAACAGGTGAACCAATTAATTCGGGGGTATAGTCACGAAGTAATCCTTTAACTACTACATCAGTATACGGATACTTGGAATTGCCACCATTTTGTTTAAGAGAAATCAACATTGTTTTTGCGTTTTTCTCGTTGAAAATCGGTCTTGTTTTTGCTTTATCAAAATAGGCTAAATGCTTCAATTGGTTGACACTTGTTGGATTAATGCGTTTTAAATAAATGTATAAACTAATAACTTTAATTACTGTATCTGCAAACTTACGATCTTTAAGTTTTTTATGTAACTCTCGACGTGCGTTTTTTTCCCGTTTTGTAAACGGCGGATCATCATATATCCAAACCATTATTAAATCATTATAAATTATAATGGAACAAGAGCATAAAATTACTTGGAACTCACATCTTGAAAAGATTATGACAGATGAAGGAGAACGGTCTTTATGTTTTTCATGGCTACATCTAAAATCTGAAAACTATTATTCTAAATTAAATACATATTTATCGATTCCGGTAATTATGTTATCAACTATAGCAGGAGCTGGTTCGTTTGGTTCTCAATCACTTTTTAATGGTTCCCCATCTGCGAGTTTAGTAATTGGAAGTATAAGCCTTACTGTTGCTACTTTAAATACAATTGGAAGTTATTTTTCTTGGGCAAAAAGATCGGAATCACATAGAATTGCTGCAGCAACATACAAAAAGGTTTATAGATTTATTCTTATTGAGTTAGCTCTTCCAAGAGATGAACGTATTTCTGCTAAAGATATGTTAAAAATTGTACGTGAACAATGTGATCGTTTACAGGAAACAAGTCCTCAAATTCCGGATAATATTATTGCAGAGTTTAAGGTTAAATTTGGCAGCACTACACCTGATGTAGCTAAGCCAGAAATAACAAATGGATTAGATCCAATAATGGTACATTCTCCTCATAGTATGAGTCCTAAAATTTCCATTTCCGATCACATTCCAGACAAGTCACAAAAGTTGTCATCGGTTCATCAGCAGATCGTGTCTGCATCTGATAATAGTCACACTTAGTTTTCTTTTTACATGCTGAACACCACATAAATATCGATGCGCTTTCATTCTTAGAATATAGCTTTTTATCAGATTCGATAATTCTTTCAACTGCATCCTTCCATCTTGAAGGACATAAATCTACTGCATTCATCTCTGCAAATTCTCTAGCTGTAATTTCTCCTTGTTTTAGTTTTAACATCCATTTGCCATCGTCTGAATTTGTAGATCTACAACAATATTCATAAAATGAAATAGATTTACTTTTGTACATATTCCAAAATACACGATTATTCCAATCTACATCAATATTTTCACTAATAGCTTGTTCACATACAACATGTAGAATTGCTATTTCAAGTCTTTTAGAAAGAGAATTATCTTCGAGTATTTCTGTAAAGTTTTCAACTACTTTATCTCGCATAGCACACTCTACAAATACATTTTTTGAGTGAGTTTGAATTGGTCTGACAACATGTATTGGTTCTCGTGTGTTAACAACATCTTCCTCATCATCCTCGTCTGCGTCATCAAGTTCTTCTGGTATGATATCTTCATCATCAACATCCGGAATTTCAGCATCTCCATCTCCATCATCATCATTATCATTAGCAAATGCCCATTCTTGAAATACATTTTCATAATGATCGGATTTCAGATTAACATACGCAGTAACATTTGAGTCGTATTCATCTTGTTCATCAGACTCAGATGCCATTATAACAATTTGCCCAGTGTATGATTCTTCGTCAAATGGTGAAGGAAGTATATGTTGATTAATTTGTTCTTCGTTACCATTAGTAGCTGCAAATATACTTAACCAATGTGTATCCTTAATAGAGTCTTGTATTTTACCCTGAAATTGAATTTCAGAATTCTTGTATTTTTTACGAATCCAATCTAGAACATCTGATGTTTTTGACGGAATCTGAACATCACCTATTGTACCATTTATGGAAATAACAACACAGTTTACCATCTTATGATGATACAATACTAACTTAATTTATTTCGTTTTCATCATGAAAATGATTGATCAAAAACGGATTCAATGAGTGTTATAAATAATCAAACTATAAGTTATATTCAAAATGGCAAGCAATACATATGTACCACCTCATTTGAGAAACAAGCAAGTAACAATTAACCAACCAACTGAAGATCAAATTGATGCTAGAAATACATTTCATCGTGAACGTCGTCATAATAGACCGTCATATCAAAAACCGTATTGGCAGATTCAGAAGGAACAAGAAGAGTTAATTCTAGAAGAAAATAAGAGACAGCAAGAACGCGGTCTTGAAGATACTGAAGATAACTTTCCAGCACTTGGAGGCAGAGCTGTAGCTAATTCTGCTAGTGTTTGGACTGGAACTCGCACATTTAGTAGGCTTGCCGCTGAATGGAGAGAAGATGAAGTAAAACGTAAGGAAGAAGATGAGAGACAGAAAAATCTTTCCGCATATACTGAGTTTATGCTTCCTCGTTTTCGTAATATCCATCGATTTGGTGAACCAGAAGACGAATTTTATAATCAAGAAATACCTGAACAACAGGCATTATCAGAACCAGCTAAAAATGAATGGAAAGTAGTAGACCGTCGTAAGTACCGAAAACCAAAACCAGAATTTGACTTTAATGAAGAAGATGTACCCCCATCTCATGAAAACGAAGAAGACGGTACAGTATGGGGTGGAGCAGAAGAACATGAGACATGCTGGGATGAGCGCTAATACTACGAACTACTAGAAGATGTAACAATTGGAGAAGTAGATTTAATAAAAAAAGAACGTAACCAAGCTGCGATTTTTTGTCCTAGTAAAACCAGATACATTCCATGTGGTTCAGTAGATTGTTTATAACCATAATATATTCCACATCCAATTGAGATAATAATTAAAAATACATTTAATAGTTCAATAAATCCATTTATTTCTATTTGTTTAGCAGCCCATTCATGTATCCAATGTTTCTTCTTTTTATCATCTTTTCTCTTTTCATCTCCAAGTGGAGCAGATGTTACATTTTTAACATCTGGTTTCTTTCCAGATCTTTTACATCGCATATATGTCTTTCCATCATGCGGCATTGGACCACCTGGTAACTGCTCAATATCATTAAAGAATACTTCACGATTTCCTAATTGTTGAATAGGTCTAGATCCAGGTATAACATTTTTCACGAGAAGAGCAAAATCATTTGAATCAATATTAATCATTGATTTGAATACGACCCATTTTGTTTGTTGACAAGGTGGTATTGGTAGTGATCCATCATACACGTAATATGATCCAGCTGGAGGAACCATCATAAATAACCCCCATTGTTCACCCAATGCAACAGATGTAGACGCCACACTTGGATTTGCATAAGGTACAAATGCATTAAAAAAATGCGATGAGCTTGTAGATGTAGGATTAACTCTAACCAATGAACTAACACAAAGAATTCCGGATGTAGGACTATTAAATATAGCTACAACTTCAGCATCAGCTTGAACGTTTTCTATTGTATGATGACTTGGATGAGTTACAAGTAGAGTTTGACATACATAACTTTCTCCAGCAAATTTACAGCTACCAAGATTAGTCTGACTTTGTAAAATAAGACCTTCATCTGATACTATGACATTTGCTTGTGAAACATATGCGTCGTCAAATGTTAGCTCACATATTAGATCACATGGTTTTGAAGACGATTGTGACAGATTAATAGGGCTTTGGTTAGAGTTCATACATTGATCTCCCCATGAAGAACTAGTTCCATAGATACTCATTTGTAACTTCCCATGATTTTGTATCCCAAGAATAAGCAATGGACGCTGGTGGAATTTCTGCTGTCATATCTAGTATACTATTTGTATTAATCGCCGTAGCTTATGGACATAAGCTATTTACAGAAGGAGCATTTACGTCAGGAGCACCTGCTGATCTAAGTTTTTTATCACTGCTAGTTCTTTATTTTCCTAATACCCTGTTTGCCTATGGATTTATAGCAGATATAATGAATGGTAAGTATCATTATTCTGTTGCAAGTATTAGTGCCTTAGGTGGAATGTTTACTAATAAGGTTCTAGGAGGGTATGTTGTTGACACAATTATGTTTATTCTTTCATTCTTTGGAGCCCAGTTTTCAAAATTATCAACTGGTGCGCAAGCTATAGCTGCTACAGCTGCTGCTCTTGGTACTGCTGCTATTGCTGGTCCCGCTGCTGCGGCCGTTGCTGCTAACCCATTTACTTCTGCTAGTATTCCTGCTGCTGCAGCTGCTGTTGCTAATCCATTTACTTCTGCCGCTGTTCCGGCTGCTGCGGCTGCTGTTGCCGCTACTCCTGTTGTCAGTGAAGCAGTTAATCCATTTAATAACTCTTCAGAGGATTCTGAAAATAGTCCTCCTTCTACTAATCCATTTAGAGGTGGAGCTACTGACTTGTGTTCTCTTCCTGGATTCGAATGGCTTGAGAATAAGATTGCTCCTCAAGGCATTATTATGTCAATGACCGTTCTTTGGTATTTAATGATTGAATTATGGGATACAGGTGCAGGACCACAGAGTATGGTACTAGGAATTACAAGCGCAATTACATTTGGATTACAATGGTTTGTATTACATCGAAGTAACTGCCTAGCATCTTACAAATATGGTACATATTCTGCAATAATTGCATTAATTATGGGTATTACATTCGCAGGAACATCATATGGAATTCAAAAACAAATTGCAAAGTATAGAGGTACTTCAAATATACCACCTGTACCATCCGGAACACCTGGAACATTTGTATGTCCTCCTGGAACAACATCATCAATAGATGGACAAACTTGTCAACCTATATTAGGACCAAGTGGAATTGCGCCTAGTGCAGTTGGAAGTTCTAAATCTGAAACAATAATTAATGTAGGTGGATCAAATGAAAAAACTCAAGCAGTAGATGATCAAGATCAGTTTGTATGTGAAGCATATAAAGATGGTGAGTTGGTAACTTCAACTATTCTTGAATAGATCGAATACCATTACGAATAATACGATAATATCCAGCAATATTAGTTCCACTATGTTTTTCTACAGAAACAATTTCTCCATTATTTGAAATCGACACAACAACAACTGTAGGCACAATTGTAACCTTATATAATTCTGCATGCTTGTATGTATCATTGTGAGTATCAACTGATACCCAATTAATTACAGGAAATTCTTCCTTAAGGTCTTCTATAGCTGGTTTAATTGCTTTACATGGTGCACATGTTTGCGACCAGAAATGATAGGCAGTTACACTCATTCTTCTTTTGTTATTACAACATCCTCTTTAATTAAACCAGTATCCGTTTTTATTCCATACATAATAGTTCGATGACCTTTGGTTGCATATATAGAAAATCCCTTCTTCTTTGCTGTTTTTATAAGAGTTGTTATTAATGATGATTCAAATGCATCTTGGTCAAGCTTATTTAAATTTTCTTTACACCATTTCACAAGTGTTGTTTTATAAAGAGGAGGTCCCATTAATTTAAGAGGACACCCTTCAATAAACTCTTCACCATTTGATAGAACTTCTTTAATCTCTTCTTCTGGATTGATGACTTGCGTAGCCATTCGATCTACAATATGATTATTACGACTATGTTCATCTGTACCACTAGTATGTGCTTTAACATGTGTAATATTAAATGATTTGAACCGAGACAGTCTATTCGACGTTTCTTCAATTAAATCACGATGAATAACACTACCCCCCTGAGATGTTTTCCAGTTATTTCGAATCCATGAAGGTAACCATTCAGTAAGACAATTTTTAGAATACATAGAATCTGTATATATTTTTAGATCAGTCTCAATAAGAGGAAATGATATCTCCACAGCCTTAACTGCTTCAGAAATAGCCATAAGTTCGCCACGTTGATTTGTTTGTGACTGACCTTCAGGAACTCGTTGAGCATTTGAAAGAGAATTATGTTCTGGAAGATAAAAGGCCCAAGAAGCTTGTGCTCCCTTCTTACCATTTTTAGAACATGCTCCATCGGTATAAATTTCTACCTTCATAGTTGTTTAATATTGGGCGTGTGTATATAAGTTGGCATTCGTTTTACAATACATCTACTGCGTATAGCAGGTTGTATTGTAGTAGGATCTTCAATATGGAACCATACTCTGCATTTGAAAGAACGTTCTTCTAGAGATCGACGAATTGTTTGTTGGCACGAAAATGTTAGAAATTCAGCATGGTATACTAATAATATACGTATTCGCGTTGTTCTCTTTGAAGATACTTGCGAAATCCAATTATTAAACCATGTTGAAAAAGTCTCTACTGTATTCATTTCTGCTGCATCTATTTCTGCAAATTCACATTCATTCTGATGCTCTTCCTTATATTTAAGCCATGCTTTTTGAGTCTCTGTGTCATTCAAAGGTTCAAAAAGTATATAATGTGGCGGTGGATATTGCATTGTTATACTGTAATTAATTCTATGAAGACCCTACAATTTTCTTAACAGGGACATCCTTAGAAACAACGTAAAGACTATTTTCAGTTGCAATAATATAGCATGACTCACAGTTAAAAACACTTTGGATAGTTGAAGTATATTCACTATCAGACTTTACAAGATACTTTGTATTATCTGCCTGTACACCTATACAGCATTTTTTATTGATACTGTCCTCAAAATAATCTAAGTATATAGGTTTATCTTCATCAACAGCTAATTGAGCAGCGCGTAGTAAAACACTTGCAGAGGGAAGAACCATTTATTTCTACATACTGTTTGCTATTGTCACTACTGAACGCATTTGAGTGTATCTTCGACTCTAAATCGAGATCTCATACATAGATTTGGTAGTTCGAGTCTGGGGATCTGGAGAAATTCAATAAGAGCAGTTTTAATAGTATTTTTTAGTTCAAATGCAGAAGATGGTAAAACTTTCGAACTTTCAAACAGAAAGTCAACATATTGTGTAGTATTCTCTTCAGTCTGTTCGCTTTTTATCTGCTTAGCTGTGAGAACCATTTCATTAATAACATCTTTAATAGAAGTTACAATAATATCCTCTGAAATAAGATTTCGCACAAATAATTGTGTAAGAAATTTAGCATAACCACGTCGCTTATCTTTCTGTTTCATCCAGTGAATCACCTTATCTGCAAATTCTGGTTCAGTAGAAATTGGATATGTTAGAGTTGTATTGATGTCATATAGCTTTGTGAACATCTTAGCTTGTATAGCAAAATCTTCAGATACTTCTGGAAATTCAGTATTAAGTTGTAATGCGCAGTCTGCGAGAACACCTGCAAACAAATGTTGTGAAATTGCTTTATCAAATAGAAGAGTAGTAACACGTAACCGAAACTCCTGATCACGCTTATTTAGAATTTCAATTATACGATTAGAAAGTTCATTTAGATTAGAAGCACATATCTTATTGAGTATTGAGAATACCTCAAAGTATTCAGGGTCTTCATTGTTTTTTAATATACTTACATATGTGCTTAGCGACTTCTCTCTCCAGTTTTCAGTTACATTTTGTTTTGCATGATGTTCGTGTCTAGGACGAAAAGAACCATGTTTTGGTGGAGGCCGGAATGGCTTATATGCTACCGGAGTGATGCGAAGCTTCGCAATATTATCTTGAACACTTTTAGGAAGTGGGAGCTTTACTCCAAAACGAACCGAATAAACTTGTGCAATTGTTAGGCTCATTTGTAATAAATAATACTATTTCATTGTGTTAAAAACGAATCCGTTTCACATATACATACATTCTCTAGTAGTAATATTACAAATGGGTTCAGAAATAGAGACCACAAAACTCCAATATTCTTGGATTCTGTGGTATCATGATCCCGACAACAAGGATTATTCCCTCGAAAGTTATGTCAAAATTGCCGACATTAGTACACCTCAACAATTCTGGACAATTGTAGATTCAATATCAAAAGAAGCATGGGAATCAGGTATGTTCTTCTTTATGAGACGCGGGTTCAAACCACTATGGGATGCGCCTGAAAATGAAGCAGGTGGTGCATGGTCTAAAAAAGTAGAATCACATACAGCACATTCGACCTTTGTAGATTTAATGATAAACTGTATAACTGATGAGTTTCTAATTAATCGTAAAGAGACACTAGTTGGAATTACAATTTCCCCTAAAGGTCCTGCATCAATTATTAAGATATGGAATACAACTACAACTGTATCAGATAACTCATATATTAATTTGAATATGAGTGGATTTAAAATTGGAGATGATGTTACGTATACAGCCCATAAAGCAAGACCCAAGTAGATATAATGCGATTCGTTCTAGATATCGATAAAGAAAAGACAATAGACTACTTGGAAACTAAACTACGAAACCTTATTGGTTTTTTGTATAGTTGGATAACACACGATGGTGAGATTTTAGGTTATATTTTAGGAGTATTACATTTTATGATATCAATTGTAATTTTTATACTCCTTTTTATTTCTCACACGTTATATCCTGCGTTATGGCTTCAAGGGTTTGCATTATTCTGTATGTCATTAATATGGTTTCAACATGTTATTCTTAAAGTTTGTATATCAATTGTAGCAGAAGAAAAATTGACAAATGGCCGAGCACCTTTCTTCGGAATAGTGTATGATATAACTAACATATTTAGAGTACCACTTGATAGATTTATTGAGAATCTATTACTAGCAGAAACAATTTCAGTTGCATGTTTTACATTAACGTTTATTGGAAGAATATCAGTATATATCCACCAGTATTATGGCATAACATTATAATTACGTGGTACATGGCATCAAACACAGCTTGATTTCACCAAGATTAGCAATCACATAGCGAATCATGAGAAACCAATCGTTCTTCATATGAATCTCAAGATTGTTAGAAAGATTTGTACACTTGGTAAAAAGAACAAGTAATGGAAGGGAAAAGTTTCCTGTAACAATATCAGCATTTGTCTTCTTTTGAATACTAAATTCATTTTCAGAATCTCCCATTGTAGTAGTTCGTGATGCGAAATGACCTTTACATGCAAATGTAAGTGATGAATTTACATTTTTTATTTCTACTGTTTTTGCCCCTAACAATGTCATATCACGACATATCTTCTGAAAATCAAGTGAAGGCATCGTAATATTAGCTGAAAATTCTGTTTCCGGAAGCTGAATATCTGGTTCGTCTCGGTCAAGAAGATTTAGCTTATAACGAGTTACTTGCTTTCGTTCACCATCTTCAAGCAGAATACCTAGTGAGTTTGAATCTGACTGATCTACGTAAAACGTGATTGTATCATCATTTGTAGCTGTACGAACAATACGGTATAAATGATCAGTATTTATACCAATAACAAACTTAGAACTAGTATGATTATATTCGTATTTCTCAAACTTATCTGCATGCAATCTAAAATGAACAAGAACTGTACGTGTATTATCCATAGCTACCATTCTAATACCATCTTTATCAAAAATAAGACTCATTTCAACTAGAATACATTTAATAGCTTCTTTTAATGTTCTAATAGCACCTGTCTGAACAGTCTTTGCTTCTACAACATATTCCGACATTTAATGTGTTTAATTCACTGCGTTTAAAACACTACACACTAATCTTTCGTTTCATAGTTTGACTCTTCTTTTTGGATACAATACGTCCAGACCCGTTATACATTAGATCGTTCTTGGTAAGACCACCAACTGTCTTTTCAGCTCCTCCGTGCATAACTTTAGCACGAGATCCTACACGCTGGGTTTTCTTATTTGGCATTTATCTTCTATATACATCTTTTCTTATTTCATCATTATAAACTCCAACAATTTTACTAGATTTAATAACCCGTTTTGCTATATCACTAAATCCATCTATTTGTCGACATATACATGGATTTAATCCATACCAGTTATCTGTTTTCATAATTTCATGCCAATGCACATCTGCATTGTACTTTTCAGTATTAAACCCGAATCCTACTCCACCTGGTATTTTACTAACTGATGTTTGGCGATTATTTAAAAGCTTATTACGATATGATTCATTAACTAAATATGCACCTGTATTATTTGCCTTGAAAATTCTAGGGAAATTATATTCACAATACCAACCTGTTAACATTATAACATCCCAATTTGAAAGTTTAGTTAACTCTTCTAACTTTTCATAATTATCTTGAAAATCTTCAGTCCATTCAAGATCATCTTCTAAAATTAATATATTCTTCCAATTCTCTTTATTGGCTAACTTTAAAACTTCCATATGACTTTCGGCACAACCTAATGCTCCACGCGAACGTTTAATAGCAGGAAATCTAACAACCATATCTAATGGTATATGTCCTTGTTCAAAAAAAGATTTCATAACTAATCGTCTATCTTCCCGATCATCTAAGTTTATATAAATTATTTTATCAATGAATTCCCACATTAATTACTACACATAAATGATTTCATATTTATAACCTCATTTATTGTGGTTTGATTTATTATTTAATTAGTAAAAATACTGTTTAGTTGGAGTACGCAAGACCACCCATGCCAGACATTACACGAAGTACGTTATAGTTGAGGGCATACACGCGTATCTGTGCAGTGCGAGCTTCTCTGACTGTATTAATAGAAACTGTAAGCTGAAGAGTTGCTTTGTCAATACGAGAGAAGTTGCATGTGCCAGAAGGCTGGTGCTCTTCAGGGCGTAGAGCAAATGAGTATACATTAATACCAGTAGACGGGCAACGGCTGTGGTGCTGGTAAGGCTGTACCTTGTCGAAGTACGGGCCTTCACGCTCAGTGAAACGGTCCTGGCCATTGAGCTGTAGCTTAGCAACTTCAACGGGATTCTTACCGTCGCAACGAACATTTGCATCAACAAGTAGTTTGGCAAGTAGATAGTTAGACGCGCCAGCTGCAACCGCAGTTGTAGGTGCATCTGCAGAGGCATCCGTGAAGTCACTTAGCAAACCAACTGACATATCCCAGTCATCGGAATAATTGAATGGCTGCTGACCTAGATATCCGCCAGCTTTATTAGCATCGCCACTAGCAGAGCAGTCAACAAATGAATCACGCTGTACAACCCAGAAGAGTTCCTTCACAGGGTGATTAAAATTGAGCTGTACTTTGTTGGAAGATGATGTGATTGACTCGGCACCAGTGTACTGAACTTGTTCAATAAGGTACTCATGACTCTGTTGGGCGAATCTACGACGCTCCTCTGTGTCAAGGTAGCAGTAGTCAACATAAAGAGATGCACCAGCAATAGATCCAACTTCAAGAGTATCACTTGAGCGGTAGATGCAGTTGGGTAGGGTATCAAAGTCCACATTGATGCGAACTTCGTGATACTGAAGAGCAATTAGTGGGATCGCAACACCAGGATTGCGACAGAACCAGAACTGAAGAGGAACATAAAGTGTCGTAGCAGGTGTACCCGCATAACCGGTACAGCTCATACTTACCTCACTTGAAGAACAAGCTGAGTTCAATGCAACACCCGTTGATTTCTTTACCAAGCATAGATCGGGGGTATTTCCAACCATGGCATCTAGGGCACGAACCGTACCGGCCTCAGTCGCAAGCTGGGTCCAGATCTGCATCCAGTCACCATACTGGCGATCAATACGCTGACCGCCGATTTCAACCTCAACCTGTTTCACGAGGCGGTGACCAATGTAATGAGTCCATCTGAATGTCTGGGCCGCAGTTAGTTTTACTTCAGGAAGAATAACCTGAACATATGTCTTGTACATTAGATCAGCATTACGGTTAATGACTGCCGTAACACGCTTGTTAAAGTCCGCCTGACCATTGAACGTCACCTCAATAGACTCCACAGCGAAGTTCGTGTGTCGCTTGTAAAGGATTTTCCAAAACGTAATCTGCGGATTGCCAGAGATGTAAACATCCTGTGCGCCATATGAGACAAGTTGCATTAAACCACCACCCATTTCGTTGTTATAATACTCAGCAAGAAAAAATCTTTGGCTTAAATTTTCAACCGACCTCGCTTGATTTCTTGTACAAATTACAAATGAACTTCTGGTGGATTCCTACATCAAATCTGTTATTAAATACATTTATTCGAGGGTTTTTAGTTCTTTTACTATCAGTTTATGGATTCAAAACAACATGGTATAATGGATATTGGTTAGCAATTATTCATGATACAATTTCATTAGTCTTGATTAAACATCTTGTTTAGTTACCAGTAGAACCAAAACCACCAAATCCACGATCGTCTTCAGCAAGTGGGAGATCCTCTAGTTTATCAACGAAAATAATATCTTCAAATGGAAGCCAGTTATGCCTTACTACTTGAAACAAACGTCGACCATGTTCTACCAGATATTCTGTGTCATTTGAAACACAATCAACACGAGCAATAAGTTCACCACGATACCCGGCATCTGCCAGTCCAATTTGATTTGACATACGAAGAGGAGTTAATGATGTAGAAGAACGAGCAAGCAAAAGATATGGAACTGGAGTTCCCTGAAAATTAACTGCTGCAAAATGCATACCAGTTTTCATTTCAATACCATATTTCTTATTAGTAAAATCAAGTAGTAATTGAGGAGAGAGAAGATCTACACCTGAATCTGTTGAACGGCGTTTAGAAGTATGTTCTTGCATATCAGAACGAAGTTTAGGATCACGCACATAAACATAAAGACTCATGTTGTTGAATATACTAAACATGTTCCATGTAAGTCTTTATAGGTAAGAATGTTATCGCAACACAAATAGCTCCAGCGACTTGAGCAATTACATTATACATAAATTCTTCTGTTGGAACACGTCCAATCATCCATGCTGATAAACTTCCAATAGGAGTGAAAAATCCTGTAGTAATTCCTTTTGCAATGGTGAACATAGCAAAATAAACAATTGCCATCACAGATGGATCAGCTTCTGTAAGAAGTTTTGCATATATAATAGTAACAACTCCTAAAAATTCAATAAAGTATTTATTCAGCATCATTTATATAGTATACATATAACTACTACGCTTTTTTAGCATTAAGTTGGATTAAATGTTGTTCGCATATTAATCCTAAGCCCAACTCGATGTTCTCTTATATCTTTCTTTAGATTAAATAAGTGGTTGTAATTTATTTTTTTTCCTTCTATATCGCTATAACCTATAGATTGTATACATAGTGCAGGTTGAATTATATACCAATTATCATTTTTTTGTAAAGGTTTCCATACTTGATCTATTGCATATTTACTTTGATTATTTGATTTAATTAAGTTTTCAAGACCGAACTTAAATTCCGATATTAATTTTTGGTAATATTGATTACTTACTAAATAAGCAGTTGTCGTTTGACATTCAAACAATTTGTTTGTTTTATTATCATAATCAACATATGTTCCGCCTAACACTATAACATCATATGATTTTGACGATAATTCATTTAGTAAATTTATATTTTCACTAAAGTTTTCATTATTAAAAATCATATCATCTTCAACAATTAACACGTTTTTCCAATTGTTTTTAATAGCTAATTCAAGAACTGCTATATGACTTTTTGAACAACCAATAGCTCCATTACTATCTTTAATTGCATTAAATCTTTCAACTTTTTCTAATTCAAAAACCTTTAAAAGCTCTTTTTGAATTTGTTCTTTACGATCAGTTCGATGATCTAAATTAATATAAATAACTTTTTCAATTTCCATTATAGTGCAATAATATTTGAATTTGGAAAATATAAACCCGATGCATCCATTGTTTTATCATTCCACCATTTATCAGGAAAGTAAATTGGACGGTTGGGATTCATATAAGCTCCCCACCATGAATATGACGAATTTACACAAATGCAACCTGCACATTTTGACATAAGTAAAAGAGTGTCTAATTCATTCTCTTGAATTACTGGATAATTTGGTAAAATTTCTTTAGCATAATGAATATCATTAGTGAATATTACAAAATCATTTCCCTTGCAAATTTCCAAACACTTCTTATAGTAGTTTGTTAGATTTAGTTGATGAAATGAATTACCTTTATAATCGCCTCCACGTACATGAATGAAATATTTTAATGATATATCTGGATATTTATCTAATACTTTATTATCAAATGTTAATTTACTAATAAAGTCTGCGGGAATATATTCATATCTTTGAAAATAACCTACTAATTTACAATTATTTATTTTTGACCAATCTTGATAATTCATTTTAGGGTTTTCTTTAGTTATTGGTAGGTTAACACATTTATAAAACTGATTCCAATGTTTAAAGATTGTATTATAATATTCTACACTACTATGAGCAGATAAAGGGCTTCTTAAATCAGAAATGATTAATGACTTTTTAGTTAATCCAGATACATATTCTAGAAATGCTAATTGAAATAATTGATTTCCAAGACCTCCTTGCAGTTGTACTGTAAGCATTATATTAAAAAGAGAAAATATAGGTTAAATAGAACCATGCATCTCCATATTTATTTGTAGGCATTAGAATTACAGCATTTGATGAATTTAAGACTCTGTTAAAAATCACCTGGTCTTTTCCATGTATATTTCTTGAAAGTTCATCTAAATAAAGTTTTGAAAAATTAGCCCATGCATTTTTATCGCCTGCAAGAACTCCACCACCTATCAATGGGCTTTTGGTTAATGAAGTGACATTAAGACATGTAATTTTTGAAGGTTGAATATATTTTTCAACATTCTTAAAACTACCATCACGTCTTGTTCTAAAACATCCTGCATCACACCATATGTATATATCGCTTTTTACAAGATTTATAGCTTCACGAACAAATTCTTGTTTAGCAGCCCAAATTGCATATAATTCTGGAGAATGAATATTTTTTTCTTTATCAATTTTCCACCATTCTCTCCATTTTGACATTTGAGGTTCTTTCATCATATCCCATGAATCAAAATCTCTAGCTACAAAAGTTACATTTGAATTTGATTTGCTTTTTAATGTATCAACCAATTCTGGTGGACAAAAAAATATAACTGGACAAGTTACACAGTAAAAGAATTCTGAAAGCCATCCATTATATACACCTTCTGAATATTTAGATTTTTTCAAAGGATAATATGCTGTAACTATTACTCGATACATTTGTTAAAATCTAATATAATATGTAACGCTATTTCATTATCATTAATATTTACCCATTCCCATGAAGTAACCTTCGTATTATTTTGCAAAAATGTATTTATATCTACAATGCTATACTTATTATGATATAAATTATTGATTGAATCATAATTGATAATCTCAACATCTTCCGGCTTTATAAAGAAAATATGACATGCTTCATATTTAGATACTCTTATCAATTCACTTAGAGCTAAACTAAAAGACTCTTGGTGTTCAAGAACATGTCTTGAAAAACCAAAGTCATATTTTGAGTTAATTATATTACTCATATTTCTTACATCTGAGTTGATAATAGTAATATTATTTTCTTTTCCCAAATTAATAAGATAGTCACAACTATCAACACCAGTATATTCAAGAGATAACTTATGATTCAATAGACATTTTGACATAGTTGCAGTTCCGCAACCAACATCTACAAATGTATTATATTGTTTAGACTGTAGATATCTAGCTATATAGCATTTTGATTCCGCATCTTCATTACCTATCCAACTCTTAAACACATTAATTTTAGATTTGACATTTTTATTCCACCATGTTTGAGTGAATGTTATCATTTAACTTTACTAACTTTATTTTACTCAAGTATCATACGATGAATGATGTGCATAGCTTCTAATTCTTCACTCCATAATTTTACTGTCATTTTAGTATTTAAATAATAACAAATTTTTAATATAAATGCCAGCATTAACATCAACTGAAATCAGGACAATGATGAGCATTCCTTGTTCAATTTTTATTGAAACTGGAACATATCTTGGTCAGACAACAGAGATTGCAGCATCTATGTTTGAAAAAGTTCACACTATTGAAGTCAAAAATGATTTGTTTATATCTGCTAAAAATAAACTTTCTAGATATCCTAATGTTGTTTGTCATTTAGGTGACAGTTCTATTCTGCTAGAAGATATATGTAAAAAATTAACAAAATCTAGTTGTTTCTGGCTGGATGGTCATTATTCTGCTGGAAATACAGGTAAAGGTTCAAAAAATGTTCCACTCTATGAAGAGCTACAAACAATAATGAAAAATTGTTCTCAAGAGTGTATTATTTTAATCGATGATTGTAGACTTTTTGAAAAAACTGATCCTTACGTAGATGGATGGGAGGCAATTAATGTAGAAACTATTCTTGAAATAGTTAAACCAAGACTTGTCTCTTATTCATTTTTTCCATCAGCATTAAATCCAAAGGATAGGTTATCTATTGTTCTTCATAAATAGTTTTACTCAAATACCATTCTAGTAACAATATGCATAGCTTCCAGCTCCTGACTCCATAATTTTACTGCATATGGAATTGTTTTCATTTCAAATTGTGTTTGTACACCACATGTGCCACAATGATAGATGTTCTCAAGTGGATTCACTACAGCCAAAGTTCCACAAGATTTACAAAATCCCGTCTTAAATGGATCACTTACATCCATTAGTCGCTCTTTAGTGAATATAGATGCTCCATGAGAAATCATACAATCGCGTTCCATTTCACCTACACGTAATCCGCCATCACGAGATCTACCTTCACAAGGCTGACGTGTTAGTGATACAATCGGGCCACGCGCTCTCGAATGTTTCTTATCAATAACCATATGTTTCAAGCGTTGATAAAATGTAGGACCCATAAAGATTTCTGCTTCCATCATTTCACCAGTTTGACCATTATACAAAATCTCATTCCCATATGGATGCATTCCTAATTGAAGCAATTGTTCACGAATATTCTCAACTGGAAGATGCGAATATGGGGTTCCATCACCAAGAGTTCCCTTCTCTGTACAAACCTTACCATACATAGTTTCCATTAGCTGAGCAATTGTCATTCGCGAAGGTACAGCGTGCGGATTCATGATCAAATCAGGACGAAGCCCGCTAGCAGTAAATGGCATATCTTCTTCATTTAACATTATACCGCACGTACCTTTTTGTCCATGACGTGATGAGAACTTATCACCAATTTCAGGAACTCTTTCGGAAACTACACGGACTTTTACAAATGGATATCCATCGGAATTACGATCCTGCCAAACACCATCAACTCTACATTTTTCAGAATTTTTATGTGTTGTACTCGAGTCGCGATACTGATATCCATTTACGTCATTCTTAATAGAAGTAACCTTTCCGATAACAACGTCGTTCTCATTAACTATGGAATTTAGGATTGGCACACCATTATCGCCTACAGCATGATACGATGATGTCTTAAATCCACGTGTATTTTCTCGTCTAGGTCTAGTAAATTTCTCCTCCTTTCCTGATGCTATATTTCTATGTTCTTCATCTTTATAAATCGTATAATATAGCGTTCTAAACAGTCCACGATTAATCGCAGCTTTATTAAGAATAACTGAATCTTCCTGGTTATATCCACCATAGCATCCAATAGCTACCATAATATTATCACCTGAAGGCATCTCATGAGTCTTAAGCGTATTCATCATACGAGTCTCAACAAATGGTCGCATAGGTGAACACAAAATATACCCATTCTTATCAAGACGACGCGCATAATTTCGAGCAAAGATACCAATAGCTTGCTTACCCATAGCAGATTGATATGTATTACGTGGCGATTGGTTATGATCAGAGAATGGAATACTATTTGCCATATGTCCAATAATAAGAGTAGGATGAATTTCACAA